GCTTGAGTCGGATGCTGAACGCCTGCCGAATCCGTATAAACAGGGGCAGGAGTGTCATCAACAGGTGGTGGTGGTAAAAGCTCATCGGTGAAAAGAGTGTCAGTCGTGTTTTCACCCGTAACAGGGTCAGTGTTCGCAACATACTCAGCACCAGAAACGGCAGTGTCAGCTTGCGCCGCTGTCGTAAAATCATTCCCAGAGCCAGTGGTCGTGAAATCAACAGTCTCTGCATACTCAGGGTCCGTTAAATTAACGCCCCCAGCAGCAGCTATCGCCGCGTCCAGTTCTGCTTTCGTAGGCGTGTAATCCTCGTCATCGTCCGTAAAACCACTCGCCGCGTTTATCTGTGCCGCCGTAGGAATCTCGTCGTAAGTGCTGCCAGAGTCAGTGTCAGTGTCAGTAGTTCCTTGGTCGCTATAAAAATCTTCCTGAGTAGTGCCAAAAGCCGCTTGCTCGTAATCAGACAGGCCACTGTCAGTGGTTGTAGCTGTAATTCCTTGGTTCCCCTGACCGTAAGAAGCATACTGATCAGCCATAGACATGCCAGCGTTCGGATCGGAATAGTCATCATCATCATCGCCAAAATCATAAGTATAAACTTGACCGTCGTTCCCCCCTGTACTTCCATCGCTACTCGCACCACTAGGAGAACCTACTGTGTCACCACCTTCATAACCTTGGCCCATCGCTTGAGCCTGACCGGGACTCATTCCATATGTGCTGCTACTACTGCTGTCATCACTAGAGCTACTGGAACTAGCGCCGCTATTGTCACTACCGTTGCACATAGTAATCTCCTAAGTAATTATTAAATTTCTTCATATCCTAGCCCTTACAGTATAACCAAAAGGCTCTAAACCAAATTTACTCCAAAGACGGGCAGTGCGCTCTGGATCAATGCCTGCATTCGCCCCGCCAACAATCTCATCAGCAGAAATAGTGTGCGCCCAAGAAACAAAACGCTTCATTAAACGAGGACCAATCATTCCACCGCGAAACGATCTGTCAACATAAACTAACTTCTCACGAGCCTGACGCCCGTTGCCAAACATCATGCCGCTGTAATCTCCTAACAAAACACCAACAATCTTACCATTAACAACCGCAACATCAGCAAAACTCTCTGGTTGATTTTTAATAAAACCACTTAACCTATCTGCCATCTTCTCAGGAACGTAATCAAAACTAGAATCACCACCCCAAATAGTCTCCTCGTGCATCTCACCCATAAGAGAAACTAACTCAGAAGAATCAGCCGCAGAAGAACGCCTATAAGAAACAACTCCATTACGCATCAATACCTACCCAAACCATCAAATAAAGGAATAACACCGCCGTTCATCATCTGTACAGGCGCACTCCCAACACTCGCATTGTCACCAATCATACGACCAATCTGAGGATCACCAGCCATCGGAGAAACAGGAGCCATCGGCTTCGGTGCGCCCATAGGAACCCCGCCCATCTGTCCAAAACTAGCAGGAGGCTGCATCGGCGCACCCATCGGAGGTACAGCCATAGGTGGAGGCATCTGCTGTTGCTGCTTCTGCATGAAGTTACTCTTGCGCTTGCGCAACGAATTTTTGAAATTAGCGCGGCCAGAAGCACTCCCGCCATAACCGCTAACCTGTGTCGATAACTGATTAGCTCCCTGTGCAGCTTGTGGTACGCCAGCCTGCGGTGGAGGAGCCATGCCCATGTTCGGCATTTGAGCAGGAGCCGCTGGAGGAGGACCCATCTGACCACCCATAGGAGGTCCCATAGGTGCGCCACCACCACCCGGAGGCATAGACTTTACTGCTACCATAGCTAAATCTCCTGAATTTTACAGAGATTCTAACAACAAATTAAAATTTAATCAATCACTTCAAGTAAACCATTCTTAATCATGCTGTCAGCTAACGCAGAACGACTGTGGTAATAGTAATTCTTACCATTCCACTCGCACATCTCAATCGCAACCCGGCGTAAGAAAAAACGCTCATCATCAGAACCGCCAACCATCCTGCGCTCCTGCAATACAGGAACAACATCACCAGCAGTCTGTGCAAAAAATTCAAACTGATCGCCGTAATTTAACCTGTACTTAGGCATTTATCATCCTCTGAAAAAACATCGCGCTGTAAACGCTTCATCTTCTTTGTTCTGAAAAACCCAATGTACTCAGGATTCTGAACCATGAAAAACCTAGTGAATAAAGCAATAAAATCATTCGAGATTTTGTAATCATCACCAGTAGTAACCACAGTAGTCTCCCACCTAACCCTATTCGCAATCAACCAACCACTCAACCTTGAATGACCCCTAGAAATAGCCTGAAACGTAAACTTCTCAAACAAACGGTAAAACTCTGGGTTCTCCTCGTTCCAAGCAATCCATCGCCTACCTAACTCACTCTCAATCAAAACCTCGTAAAACTCTTTCCCCGTGTATGTAATTTCGTCAGTCATTACAAAACTCTCCCATTCCACTCTGCTTGGTACGTTATGGGAAGATAAGGGAGGGGTCAATGGATTTTTTTGAAAAAAATTTTTGAGGGGGCATAGGAGTCCCAGATGGGGTGAAAAGGTTTTTGCTGGGAACTGTTTGAGGAAAACACTGTGTAGTAGTGCCGAGATAACCGCTAGGTTTTTAGGGGGGGGTTAGGGGTCTAGGTAATCCCGATCCCGAACAAATGTAGAAAACAGCTAGGGGACCCAAAAAAAAAGGACCCGTAATAAACGGGTCCAATTAGTATTTATATTTATATCAGGGGTCAGCGACCCAAAGATATTATGCGGTCATTCCACCATTCAAATAACGCATCGCTAACGCCTGACCATATTGACGGGTTGCCTATTCTGTGGTCGGGCAATAGTGAAGCACCGCTTCCTTGTTCGGTATATGTAAATAAAACTGTATAGGATGTGTGGTGCGTTCCATCGCCATAGCTTGCACCATTCGCTTGTTGCGTATTAGTGACCACGGCCATGTCACCAACACGATTTCGGATTTCAGAGACTGCCGCTCTAACGCGCTGTTCACTACAGCCTGTCGCGTCCATTATTTCTTGTGTGGTTGCACCGCCATCAGTTCTCATCATGTTATATTGAACTCCAACACGCGCACCGCGTCGGAATGGTTGGTCGGGTGTGTTGTGGTCAATTGTTCGGTTTCCACTTTCAACGCGATTATTGCGAGTATGGTCAACTAAGGTCAAAAGGAATTGAACCCAATTGATAATCTTGTCAGCTTCAATTGTTCCACTCGCTTGGCGAAATTCAATTGTACCATTTGACCACGTTTGCAAATTAATTGTGGTAAACTTGCCAAATGTTAACTGTTGAATGTTTGTTGCCGCTCCAATGCGAGATAGTGAAAGCGGTGAACAATATCGGTTGTTAGTTCTTGAACGTGGAAACATTGAATTAATAATATCTTGTTGCCGCGTGCATCGCTTCAGTAAATCTTTTACTTCAACAAAATCCATTGGATCGCCATAACAACCACTGATATATCTGCCCGTGCTATCTACACTTGCAATACTATCGCCACAAAAGCGCGTTGGTGATATGTTATCAAGTAATGGTGCGTTGCCAATGTGAACGTGTAAACCACACGCTGAATTGACGCGTGCGTTGACATCGGACAACACTTGGCAAATTTTCTTGATGTAGTCCCATGCAAAATCGCATGGTGCGAGTGGTGGCAATACTATTTCAGCGTCAACTCGTGGCGTGCCATCGGGTTTGACAACACAGCCAAGAATACCCGCGTCAATCAAGGCACGTCTTATTGGCTCTTGATCTCTGCCATATGTCTCTACTTCTAATCCAAATCCATGTATCATTATCGTTTTCCTTTTTGCTAGATAATGTCCTATTATAATGTCAGTTTGACCCATAAAGCAAGGGATTTTATGGGATTAAATGAAATTGTTCGGGTTATTTTTGATCTTTTTTGTCATATTTATAAGGGTTTTTCGTGTATATAGGTGGGTATATACAGGCTGCGCATATACCCAGTTCCCGAATCCCGAAGATTGTTCCCGAATCCCGAAGAAAGCTGCTTCCCGCTGGTAAAAAATAGTACAATTGTTCGGGTTATTCCCAGCAGCGAGCAAAAAAAAAGCGCTGATGCAGCGCTAAGTTTTATATTTATATGTATATATATGTATATATGTATGACTCAAGGCCCGATCCCGAAGGATCGAACCCCGATCCCGAACCTTATGAATCCCGATACTCTTGCTTGTCCCAATAATCCTCGGCCTCGGCCCGATTCATCTTGCCCCACTGCATCGCATCCGCGATCCAATCCGACTTAAACTTGCTCATGCTACTTCCTCCATCTCAGTAATTACATCAAAGGCGTGATTGATTGCCTCGTCGTCGCTGTCGATCCCGTAACAAGTGAAGCAATGGTAATCGACCCACTGCCCCCCGATAGGTGTCTGAAGGTTAAAGTTGCTTGTTCCGTTCCATTCAATCCGAAGATACTCGCCGTTGTGTTCTACTTCCCAATGTTTCATTGTCTCTCTCCTGTTTACTAGAATACTCCCACAATATCCCACCTGGCGTGGTATGTCAACAGAAAAGATTCACCGGGCTGCGCCGCTGGGGAGTCGCCGGGAGGACGGACAATTGTTCGGGTTGTCATCGCCAGCGCCGGGGCTGGTGTTTTTACCAGTGCTGCCGGGCGGAGTTCCTGCTGCGGCCCCGGTTCCCAGCTACCAGCAGCCCGATCCCGAACAATTGTTCCCAGTAAGTACCCCGGCAGCGCTTTTACCAGCGATTCACCCCGGCGGATCAGACTCCCAGCTACCAGCCCCGAACAATTGTTCGTGTTATTACCCAGATTCGCTGCGGCCCCGGTAACTCCCAGTTTGCTGCTGGTATTTTAACCCGAACAATTTGTCGGCTTATTACCCAGCCCCGAAGAATCCCGGTAGCTGCTGACTCCCGGAGCGCTGCTGGTGTTTATCCCGAACAATTTGTCGGGTTGTTCCCAGCGGCAGCACAGCAGTAATCCCGAATCCCGAATATAGTTGATTTTATTTAGAGGCTATTTAAAGGCTGCTGGAGTATCCCGAACAAGTTTGACGACCCCGAACCCGAAAAGTCCCGATTCGGCCCTGTGGCGTGGCTCTCAGGGTTTCTGCGGGGCCTCCGTGGCCCGACCCGCCCCAAGCGCAGCGCTCATGAAACGGCTTCGCCGTTATCGTATGTTATGTCGATTTGTTCGGGTTTTATGGGATTCGGCTCAGGTGTTACGTCAATCATGCGATTTTTAGCGCGGTCCATAAATTCTTGAAGCTGCTCAACGATTTGATCTCGTGTGAGGTTATCGACGCTTTCGTGTGTTACATGGCTACGGGCTACCATAAGTCCCGTTACTTTAAGGCGTAGTTCCTCAGCTTTGATTGCAGCACTAAAGTTCCCTGCCTGCCATGCTTCGTCTCGGAGTCTTTGCATATCCCGAACAGATTTGGTTACGGACACCCCGTATTTAGTTTCCAGTTCGTTTCGCATCTCTTCCATACGTTCCCGAACAACTGGGTTATTTAGAAGCTGCACAGCCCGAACATTTGGCGACTTGTAGCCTGCTGCTCTGGCTGCTCCTGTTTGGGTCATGTCTTTATGAATGTAGTTATCCCCCCC